GCTGAAAGGCCACGCAGTAACACCCGTTTTCCTGTAGGTGAGGTATCTAGCTCACGTGGTCGTGGAGACCCAGATAAGATTCGTGCTGGTGATGAAAAGAATGCTTTAGACACAGCAGCAGAAAGACGCGCCATAGCAAAACTCATGGGATTAAACAAAGGTGGAATGACTAAAAAGTCAGGCTACATGTATGGTGGTTCTGTTGCAAAAAAGAAACCTGTTACTAAAATGATGGGCGGTGGCATGACTAAAAAGAAAACAATGACTTACAACATGGGTGGCATGGTCAAATCCCAAGTTAACAATTTGAAAGGTAAGAAGTAATGGCATTTCCTATTTTATACATGGTAGGAAGCGTGGTAGTTCGTGCTGCTGCTCCTGCAATAATGCGTCAGTTGACTGCTTTAGGAGCTAAAAAACTAGGCAAACAAGCAGTAGAAGCAATAGTTAAAGCAGGCACAAAGATTGTTACGCCTAACGCTGGTAATATTTCAAGACTTGCTAAAAATGCTAGGGGTAAAAACGTTGCACCTAACTCAGGTAAAGGTACACAAGTAGCTAAACCTAAAAATACACAAGGAGTAACGGGTGGTAGGAATACACAACTTACTAAACCTAAGAATACACAAGTAGCTAAAAACTCAGGTAAAGGTACACAAGTAGCTAAAAACTCAGGTAAAGGCACACAAGTAGCTAAAAACTCAGGTAAAGGTACACAAGTAGCTAAACCTAGAGCTAACTCAGGTAAAGGTGATAGCAAGATTGTAGGTGTTAACCCTAAAGCATTTAGAAATGCTGCTGCTAAAGCACAGCTATTGGGTACTGTAATTGATAGCAAGCCTGTTACTACAAAACCTGCACCTGCTTCAAGCCCATCAAGGCCATCTGGCCCATCTACACGACCTAGCAATAGGCCCACCAATAAACCATCTCCCACTAAACCAAGACCTGCTGCACCTCTTACACGGCCTAACAACAAGCCCACTTCAGGTGCAATGACGCTTAGGACTTACTTAAATAAGGCTATTGATAAACGAGGGTCTACTTTGTCAAAAGAAAAAGCTAAAGGTAAGAATTTTAAGAGTATTGCTGCAGCTAAAAAGGGCAAAAGCTTATACTACATGAAGGGTGATACAGTTATGGCGGCTGTATATAAAGAAGACCTTAAAAAATAGTGCATAACGGGATTGCATTCTTGTATGTAGTACTTTAAGGCAAACTATGGTATAACTCTCCTTGTGGTCAAACATAAGGAGAGACACCATGTTTAAGAGAATTATCAAGGCTATTCAAGATGGTCAAATGCGTAGGGCGCAATACTGGCAGTTAGTTAATATGTCAGACTCTGCTCTTAGAGATATAGGAATAACACGTAATGAAATTAAAAAAGTCCTCTACGACAAAAGCCAAGCCTAAAGCAAAAAGTGGTTCCACTGTAAATGCTGCAGGTAATTACACTGATCCTTCTAAACGTAAGAAAATCTTTAGTAGAATAAAATCTGGTGGTAGCGGTGGCGCACCGGGGCAATGGACTGCACGTAAAGCACAGAAGCTTGCCAAAGCATACAAAGCAGCAGGTGGAGGGTATACATCATGAAGGGCGTAAAGCATTATAAAAAGGACGGTACTGAACATAAAGGTAATACTCACAAGATGCCTGACGGTTCTTTGCACACTGGTAAAGTTCACGGTAAAACAAGTGTAAAGCTTTTTCATGCAAAGGACTTAAGCAAAACCGCACAAGCTAAGTTAAAAAAAAAGTAGTTAAAATGAAAGAGGGTGGATTGGCTGCAAGTCAACAGAGCCTTAACTCATGGACTAAGCAGGATTGGAGAACTAAAAGTGGTAAACCTTCTACGCAAGGCCCAAAGGCTACAGGAGAACGCTACCTTCCAGCTAATGCTATTAAAGCTATGGGTACTGGGGCATATGCGGCTTCTACAGCTAAAAAGAGAGCAGACACTGCAAAAGGTAAGCAAGTCTCTAAGCAACCTAAAAGGGCGGCTAAAGCTTCCAAGCCGTACAGGAAAGTAACATGAGTAGAGTACTAAACGAAAAGCAGCAACTCTTTATGCAAGTCTTGTTTGATGAGGCACAAGGAGATGTTGTACAAGCTAAGAAGTTAGCAGGGTATGCAGATGGCTCCGCTACTAAGACTATTATAGAGGGCTTAAAAGACGAAATCTTTGAGGCTACAAAGACTTACATGGCCCGTCTTGGGCCTAAAGCGGCTGTAGCTTATGGTAGTGCTTTGATGGACCCTACACAGCTAGGCGTTAAAGAGAAGATGGTAGCTGCTGGTCAAATATTGGATCGTGCTGGTGTAGTTAAGACTGAGAAGGTTGCTGTTGAGGCTAGTGGTGGTTTGTTTATTCTACCTCCTAAAGAAAGTAATGATGACTAGGTTCTTTCCGTTTAATGACTTAGGTTATTGGATGCTACCTAAGCCTAAGAAGTTAAGGCACTGGGAGAGGATACCTCGTTTAGTAAAGGTTGTACCTTTTGGGTACGAGATAGACCCTGAAGATGACGAATGGCTAAACCCCATTGAGAAAGAGTTAGAGCTATTAGAGCTTGCAAAGAAACATTTAAAGCAGTATAGTTACAGAGAAGTAGCTGCTTGGATTACTACACAGTCAGGCAGAAGTATATCTCACATGGGCTTAAAGAAAAGGGTTGACCTTGAGCGAAAACGTAAAACAACTGCTAGAATCAAACGTGAGCTTGCCCAAAGGCTCCAAAAAGCAATCACGCACTACGAAACGCTCGAAAAAGAAAGAACAGGTTATTGCAGCTACGCCGACTAAAAAAGTTTCACGTGAAACAAAGAAAGTTCCAGCTACGGTTATACCTGCGCCGTATGACGTAGAGTATGCACAGAACATTGTCTTTAAGCCTAACGATGGGCCACAGACAGACTATCTAGCTTCTAGTGAGCGTGAGGTTTTGTATGGCGGTGCAGCGGGTGGTGGTAAGAGCTACGCGACACTAGCAGACCCGTTACGTAGCCTTAATCATAAAGAGTTTAGTGGCCTACTTGTACGTCACACTACAGAGGAACTTAGAGAGCTTATACAGAAAAGTCAAGAGTTATATCCTAAAGCAATTCCCGGTATTAAGTGGTCAGAGCGTAAGTCTCAGTGGGTTACACCTAGAGGTGGTCGCATTTGGATGAGTTACCTAGACAAAGACCAAGACGTTATGCGCTACCAAGGACAGGCGTTTAACTACATAGCATTTGATGAGCTTACTCAATGGGCTACACCTTTTGCTTGGAACTATATGCGCTCTCGTTTGCGTAGTGCAGCACCTGAATTAGGTCTGTACATGAGGGCAACAACTAACCCCGGCTCTATTGGGCATCAATGGGTTAAGAAGATGTTTATTGATCCTTCAGAGCCTAACAAACCTTTCTGGGCTACTGACATTGAGACAAGTAAAACATTAGCTTATCCTAAAGGTCACACTAAAGAAGGTCAACCTTTATTTAAGCGTAGGTTTATTCCTGCAAGCCTATTTGATAATCCTTATTTAGCTGACAGTGGTGACTACGAGACTATGCTGCTGTCCATGCCAGAGCATCAGCGCAAACAACTACTAGAAGGAAACTGGGATGTTAATGAGGGTGCAGCTTTTCCAGAGTTTAACCGCCAGATTCACGTTGTTGAGCCTTATAACATTCCTAGTGGCTGGGCGAAGTTCAGAGCTTGCGATTATGGTTACGGCAGTTGGACAGGTGTTGTGTGGTTTGCTGTATCTCCCTCAGAGCAGCTTATAGTCTACAGAGAGATGTATGTAACCAAAGTTACAGCTACTGACTTAGCAGACTTAATACTAGAAGCAGAGTCACAGGATGGCACTATAAGATACGGCGTGTTGGATTCGTCCCTCTGGCATAAAAGGGGTGATACTGGACCTAGCCTAGCTGAACAAATGATTATGAAGGGCTGTCGCTGGAGACCTTCAGATCGTTCAAAAGGGTCTAGGGTTTCAGGTAAGAACGAGATACACCGCCGTTTGCAGGTAGATGAGTTTACTGAGGAACCCCAGCTCGTATTCTTTTCTACCTGCACCAACTGCATAGCCCAGATACCAAGTATACCTTTAGATAAACGTAATCCAGAAGACGTTGACACAAACTCAGAAGACCACTTGTATGACGCACTAAGGTATGGTATCATGACAAGACCTAGAAGTTCCTTGTGGGATTTCAACCCTGCAACACAGAGAAGCGGTTTTCAAGCTGCTGATCCAGTATTCGGATATTAAATATGGACCCAGATGATTTCACAACAGACTTTGAAACTAACTTAGAGTCAGGGCAGTCTTCTCACATAGAGGACATTACTACAGAGAGTATGCACGACCCTAAGACAGGGCAGATTATTAACTTAGTTATGGAACGCTTTAATAAAGCAGAAGATGCTCGTTTTACAGATGAACAACGCTGGATGGATGCATACCGCAACTACCGTGGTATGTATAACAACGAAGTACAATTTACAGAAACAGAAAAGTCGCGTGTATTTGTAAAGGTAACTAAAACTAAAACATTGGCTGCATATGGGCAGATTGTTGATGTACTGTTTGGAAGTCACAAGTTTCCGTTGGCTATAGACCCTACTACGCTACCAGAAGGTGTAGCTGAGTCCGTACACTTTGATGCTGCACCTCAAGCAGAGCAAGGAATAGATCAACTAAAAGAAACCTTTACTCCTCCTGTATTTGGCTCTGATGATGCGCGACTACAACCGGGCGAGACTATGGATGGATTGCGTGAGCGTCTAGGTAGTATGGCTCAGAAGTTAGAGCCTGTAGCTGATAAGCTTATTGAAGGTCAAGGTACACTAC